AGAAGCAGCGGAAAAGTTCTTTCCACTGTTTGAAGTAGTTCATTCTAAGATGCCTAAAGACTCTAAGATTGAAGATAGTCTTAAAGTTATGGAAACTATCTGTAGTTTGGCACACAAACTGCGGGCAGAAAAAGAAGAACAAACAGCACCTTTTGGTTTCAACAAAAAGAAAGATGACGAATCAGACACTAATCCATCCTGAACTAATTCCTGACGGAGCAGTTCTTATTGATGACACATTTTATGTGTGGGAGACACGTTTTGGTCTTCACTCTACAATGACAAAGTATGGTCGCAAAATGTTGACTGGACTTCACAAAAAAGATGTCGTTGAAATGACCCGATGGCATCTTAAATGTGAACAGGACGGTACACTAGATGACTATAGTCGTGTCATCAATAGTGGTATCGTTGGTGGTAAGTTGTGATCCGTAGGTTTCACATTTGGTTGTGGGGTGTAGTCTGTGAACTAGAGGATATTTTGTATCCCTGGAAAACATCAACGCCCCCATCTTGGGCAATAGAGAGACACAATCTACCTGATCATCATGAAGATGAGTTGGATGAAATCATCTATAAAGAATGGATAAGAGCACACGATGAAAAGATAGGTCGTTTACAAAGTGAAATGATTACTGTTCAACGTGAAATACATAAACTTAAGAGTGAATTGGAACAATGTATGAAGAACTGAACTGTTTTGAAGAGGCATTGAAACACTTTGGCACTCGCGTTGAAGTTATCTGTGCTATGGAATTGTCTCAACGTATCTCTGCTGAAGATGCTTATCAGATGATTAAAGATGAGATGAAAGAAGTAAAGAAATGTCGTAAGGAGTTCAAAAAAGATGGCTGCTGACTCTCTTAAAGTCGAACAAAATGAAGATGGTACATTTACTTTAGAGTGGGATAAAGATGATCCTAACTGGTCATGGATGAATAATTGTACCAGTAAAGAGATTGAAACCATGGTGCAAGAAGCAGTAAGACATGGACTCGACAATGGTATTCCAGACTATACAGAACTGCCTGATAGTTGAGAACCCAAAGAAAACCTTAAGTATCTAACTATTTTTGTGAGGATACCCTAAAATACTAGAGAACAGGAAAAGCACTATGACACTTCCATCTGACGGTAGAAAACTTGACCAAAATGAGGTCGATAGTATCGAAAATGCCGTAAAAGAGGCAGGAATTCAACAAATTCACCCTGATAAGATGGAAGCGTTCGCTGATGAGTTGGTTTCAAGACTTAAGGGCGCTGGCAAACATTGGAGAACTTGCAATCCAATGGACGACTGATTACAATAAATAAGTACATCATACTACAAAAATGCTAATGGATAGCATAGAACAACACATTGCGAAGGATAAAGAGATCCTTCACGATCCTACAGTATCTCCTCAAATGCGTCGTCACATTGAAGGTGAGTTGCACGATTTAGAGGAGTATGCTGAACATCATAAGAAAGAAATAGAAGCAGGAGATCATCACGACCCAAGTTATCTTGAACTGTTTTGTGATCAGTTTCCTTCAGAACCAGAGTGTTTAATTTACGATGACTGAGGCTATATAAACTGCCTTTAGGTAGTTTATGACCCCATCCAAATACGATCACATTCTCATCCATCGAAATCCTTACAGACAATACTCTAAACCACTCACAATAGAATACAAAGACCCTAAACATATCCAACTTAGAATCTACTACAAGTGTGAGAGCACTTACTACCAAAATAAGACCAGTTAATGAACTGGCACAGGAGGGCTTCCATGCCCTCCTTTTTCGTGTATATTAAGAGAGTCAAAGGAACACAACTCACATGGGCACTCGCTCTCGCATTGGCATCGAACTCAGTGACTCTTCTATTCTTTCTGTCTATTGCCATTGGGATGGTTATCCTTCTTTCAATGGTAAAGTTCTCCGTGAATTCTACAATACGAAGGAGAAAGTAAACCAACTGATCAACGGTGGTAACATCTCCTCTCTGCATACTAATGTGGGTTGGAACAATGAAACTCTGCCTGAAACTGGTCCTCAATACTACACCTCTCGCGGTGAATCTATTGATGATAATGCACCTGAACTTAGCAAAGACCACGGTGAGTATCTCAAAATGAGTGGAGATTCTGACGAAGAGTATTCCTATCTCTTCGCAGATGGTGAGTGGATGTGTTACAATACTCGCAGTTGGGATGAAAAATACATGGAGCGAGAGGAAATCCCTGCTGGTTCTATCATGGACAGGTGAATAAGTGTCACAGGGGGCGCTGAAATGCCCCCATATGCCTCTATAATACGTTCATACGATTCAAACCAATGGGAACCTCCTTCGCTGACTACTGCGCCACTCAAGACGCCCGCAACACTCTGCAACTCAAAGTGCGCGAGTGGACTCTGATGCTCTGTGATGCACTGGAGCACAACTACATTGAGAGAGCAATTGGTCGCCAGAAACTTATGGCTGCCAATGAAACTGGCAACCGTGAAATCATGAACAAAGTTTGTGAGAAGCGTATTGAAGAGATCCGCAATGGTGACCACTACAAGTT